AGCGGCAACTCCGAAGTTATATGCTCCATAGCCTACTGAGGCCATGTTATTAAGCTAATGTAATGTCTAAGTCGCCAGCGTCAAATCTGAATACATCACCGCTTGAAACTGTTTTAGAAACAGTTAAAGCAGCCCAAGCTAGTAGGTTTCCACTAGATGATGCGTCAAAAACTCCAACATGAGTCACAGTTCCCCATGAGTCAGTTGCAGTTATAAATTCTACTGCTGCTCCATTGGTTGCTTCTGTAGGTGAAGTTCCAGATACAGTCATAGCTGGCATACTTTTTCTAGCGTAAGATCCGCCAGAAACTTCAGTGCCGCCACCTGAATCAGATGGTGCTGCTGTATATAAACCAACATACAATGTTCCTGGTGCTGTGTAAGCAGTTCCACCAAATACATGGTCAAGTACCTTGTCTTCTAAATAATCACTAAATCCAGCCATTTCCTATACTCCTAACTATTACCAAAATAATAAACTTTTTTACTTTGCTTGCCGTATGTTCTTCTTCTTTGCATTAAAGAACCTTTGCCAAACTCTGCTTTTTCTTGCTCTAATCTCATTTCTTCTAAAGCCTTTTCGAACTGTGCTGTAAATAATGGCACTCGTTCATCTTCCATAAGATAGATTGAAGCGTGTTTAAGTGATCCGTAAAGGTAAGCATCTGGATATCCTGTGGATAAAAAGTTGCTAGTAGTAGAATCGCTCAAAGCGTCAATCTTTCCGTAGTAGGTCAATTGTACTGTATAACTTCCATCTGGGGTAGGTGCAAATTCAATTGAATCATCTACCAATGCAAAGTAAACAGGTTGCCCTGGGGCATTGTCATTAGACTTTCTATAGATGTCCAAGGACTCAATAGATTGTTGAAACAGTGGTGAAAAATTACCACTGTCGATTTGTAAGTTGATGGCTTCTAACCAATCAGTTGGCACTGCAAGATACTGAGTGTCCAAAGTTGCAGTGGCTCTTTTAATCATGCCTTTAACTCTTAACCTTCGGTTAAATTCTGCTTCTGTGCTGTCAATGAACGAATCGATAATGTCTGTTAAATCAGATCGATTTAAGAAACTTGCGATGTTAGATTTTAATTCTGCGTATGTCATAGTTTACCTTGCCATGTTCTAAAAACTTTATTTTCTGAATTGTTTAACCACCTTCTCCATTGGGCCATGTCGTTTGCCCATCCTTCTCTGCAAGCCTTCTGATAAACCACCATCGGAACTTCCGCCACATGGCGAATGTCTTTGCCAGGTTTATTTTGTGCAAGCGTTTTACAATGCTCTATGACAGGCTGAACGTCTTGAGTCGTGTGGAAGATATCTTTATTGTCTTCGGTAATGAACTCACTGGTAATACCAGTCTTATGATCGATAACAGTTCTTTTAGTCATTTGCAAATTTTAACACAAAAAAAAGGGATGCCGAAACATCCCTTTAAGGTTATTAACTAACCGAGAACTTAACTTATGTTAAGGTCAGCCACAAGACCATGAGCAGCTTCGTTGGATATTTCTAATCCATACTCAACTACGATCATTTTGGTCATTGCATCACCGATTGTTGCAATATCAACAGTTTTGAAATCACGCAAGTATGACACTTTCGCATACTCAGGATCAACCAAAAGCAAAGATCTTTCTCTTGATCTGTTTGATGGAACTATTTTTAGTTCACCAAAGTCAGATGAGTAGATAGATACAGATGCTTCAACTGTGTTGGCATCAATCATTTGACGAGCTTGTGATCTACCTGTGAAACCAGATATTACTTGCTTGTTGTGAGGTCCACAAATTGCTAGTGATGGTTCGCCACCATTTGCAAAACAGTCCTGCAGGACATCTTTTAAAAGAGCTTCTGTAAGATCTCTTAGAGTCGCTGAGTCTGTTGGAGCTGTTCCGCCACCTGTAGGTGTTGTTCCAGCTTGGTTATTTACATTAGATGTCACCCAAGATTCAAAAGCACCAGTTGTACGAGGAGTTGTCGCATCACCAGTTGTTTTGCCATTTTTTTGGCAAAGTGCTTCTTCCATATCTCTCTTCAGAGCTTTAGACATGATAGCTAGTTGGTGAGCCATTTCTGATCTCTTACCAGCAGGGTCTGAAGACTCTTGTGAGCCTGATACAGTTGCATCTCTTTTTGATATCATCGCAACGTTGGCAACACGAGTGGTTGCAGTAGCAGCAGATCTAGCAAGTTCAAAACCTTCTAGTTCACCAGTTTGCACTGGAGTTGCTAATACTTCTGTTTGCCAATCGAAGACAACATTCTTAATACTTCTTTTTCCAATTGAAGACATAAACGGAGTTTGCATTGGAGAGATGTTGTAAATGATATTACTTAAATCTTCTCTGTCTGAAGTCGCGCTGTATGTATCAAATGCGTTTGTTACTTTAGCCATTTTATTTACCTATAAATTATTATAAAAATTGTTCAAAAACTTTAGCAGCATCCTGGACTTTTCCAGTTTTTGCTAAAACCTGTTTTGCTCTTTGCGCTGGTGCTAGCGATTTCTTTCTACTGGTCGATCCAGGTCGGGCCACTCTTGCGGGTGCTTTCTGTGTTGGTTTCTTCTTCGTGGCTTCAACTGTTTTAGAGTTTAACCAAGCATTTCTTAAACCAAGCAAAGCACGATAGTCGTAAATTGCATCCATCTCTTGAGCCGAATAGCCCAAAACATTAATACCATAGTCGCGAATTGCTGATTTCTCTTTCGAGGCAATCTCTGCATTTTTCCATTCTGGTATGATTTCAAGAATCCTTTGCTGCCCATCTTGCACGACTTGTGCAATTTGTTGTTGCTGTTGAGCGTAGGCTTCTTGTTGAAGTCTTTGCTGTTCAGCACTAACGGCAGTTAGTTTTTCCTTCTTCTCATCCCAGATTTGTTTTTCGCGTACATATGCTATCGGATCATCATCGTACAAACTATTCCAATCTGGTTCGTTTACCAATTCACCCTTTAACTGGGCTTCCATCTTCGGTAACAACTGTGCGTAAATCGCATCTCTTTGCTGAAGCTCTTGGGCTTGTTGCTCAATCAACTTTCTTTGATTAGCAAGTTCCTGCGTCTTCCGCGTGTAATCTTGTTGGCGGGAATAACCATTAAGGAGTTCGTCCTGCGTGACCTCTATCTCATTGCCATCAACTGTGACCCTGTAGACTGGTTGCTCTTCTAACTCTTCAACTTCTGTTTCTTCTTCACCATCTTCTTCGTCATCGTATTCGAGTTCTTCCTCATCGACAAGCTCTTCGTCTTGCTCTTCAAAGTCTTCAACTTCTGGTTCGAATGACTCTTCAACTTCCTCTATGACTGCTTCTTCTTGCTTGTCCTCTTTGGGGGCTAAGAAACTTTCAAACGCTGCGGTAGTTGACTCACCTTCGGTTTGTAAAGCAGTCGGTTTTCCGTTATTGCTCATATAAATACTCCTATATTGTATTTAGGGATATTTTAAACCAATAATGTAGAAAAGGGAAAGTTTTAGGCGAAGTTCCTAATTTTGCTGATGTTGGCTTTTGTGAGTTTTCCTTTCTCAGCCATAATGCGTAGGTGTCTTTCTACTTCAGGAAGAAGTAATAAGGATCTGTGGAAGTCCTCTCTAACTGAGACATCATCGATGCCGCGAGAGTTTAACCAGTGAAAAATGTATTCTTGTTTTAGATTTTCAACCGCTTGTTTAAAAACTTCTGAATTTAAAATTCTTTCAGCTTCTGCGGCATTAACTACTTCTTCGTGTGTTACTGACATTATATTCCAAATAAACCGAGAACTTTATTAGCAGCTTTGTTTTTTAAGCCTTCTTTAAATCCTTTAAAGTCTTTTTGCATACCTTGCAATCCTGTAATGCCTTGACCAATACCGCCAAAAATTCCGCCTTTTGGTTGAGCCATTGGTTGAACAATATTTGGCATTGAGTAATTAATGTTTGGTTGTATTTGAGAAAAATCAGTTCCCTGAAAAGGCATATTGCCTAGAAAATTAAAATCTGGTAATCCACCTGGATTAAAACCACCAAAGTTGTAACCGCTATCTGGATTTTCATATCCCGGAAGATTGCTGAAATCGTACCCGTTATCGTACTCTGGTTCTGGGCCTGTAATTGGCTCAAATATTGGCTGTGGTAATGGCTGCATTGGTAATTCAGGCAACACAGGTCTATTTAAATCTTGCTGTGTATAACCACCCGGTTGGTCTGGAGAATAACTAACGCCTGGTGCAATCATTTGTGATGCAGGTATTCCACCAGCAATAGATCTTGCGTAATCAAAACCACTTGAGTAGTTAGTGTCTGGGCTTGGTGCGCTTTGCGCTGTTGTTTGACCGCCAATGCCAAAGAGTTGGGCAAGCATTTCTGGGGTCATTCCTGGTGGCATTCCTGTGAAGTTCATAATATTATTAATTTGTAATTAGTTTATCTATTTTAGCATCAAGTTTATCTATTTTATCCATTAATCTTGAATACTCCAAATTATGATTATGCCTTGTCATGTAATCTTTTGCTATTTCTTCGCGGGTTTTATTAATTAAGATATCAATCCTTTTAGCTTCACTTTCATTTTTCCTGATGGAATAAAAGAGTGGTGCTATCACCAATGTTACAAAGATATTCCAAACAACATAAAATGAAAGTTCCATTAGAAATCAA